CTGCTGATGCTGCTGATGCTGCTGCTGATGCTGCTGCTGATGCTGCTGCTGCTGCTGATGCTGCTGATGCTGCTGCTGATACTGCTGCTTATGCTGCTGATGCTGCTGCTGCTGATACTGCTGCTTATGCTGCTTATGCTGCTTATGCTGCTGCTGATGCTGCTGCTTATGCTGCTGCTGCTGCTGCTAGAACAAACTCATTAAAGAAATCTGCAGATATTTGTAGAGAATATCTTACAGAAGAAGTCATAAGCAAATATAAAGATGCGTAAAAAATAATCAAAATGAAAAAATTTTATACTTCAAACGAAATCATGGAAAAATTTCATTCTAAAACAAAAAAGGAACAAATCAATCTTTTATTAGGAGCCCTTGATTATATGCAACAATATAATGGACGAACAATTACTTTATGCATAGCATTAGCTATGAATTTTGAAAATACAGAAGGATCTGATAACACTTTCTTTAAAAAAGAAGAATAATATGAAAGCCATTCTAATTGATCCAAAAGCCAAGACCATTACGATAATCGATATTAAATTTGGTCTCAAACCAATTTATGACCTTCTAAAATGTTCATGCTTTACTTGTCCAGTTACTTATCCAAATTTGGACACCTTATATGTTGATGATGAAAGCTGGTTGACATATGATAAAACAACTAAACCTGCTGGTTTTACTTTTCCTGATTGGTCTTATCCAATCCTGGGAAGAGGATTAATAATGGGAGAAAATGAAGAAGGAGGATCAATCGATGTAAAAAGTACTCCAGCTGACTTCCTTCGAGATATTATATGGATGTCTCCAGAAGAAATGTATAGTCATGGTATTTCAGCAGGAATAATTGATGATTAATATAAAGGGGTGAAATTCCCCTTCACATGGCTTAGCCCCATTGGATGATAGCCCAGTGAGGGACAAGGAACAGGATTCGTCCTGTTGGTAGTCCGAATCTGCCCAAAGCCTCTAATTAGTTTTAAACATAAATTTAGAAATCATGAAAGAAGTACTCGTATTTACATTAAGTGTAGCAGAAGTTGCACTTGTATTCGTTTTGGTGGGAATGTTCTTCACCAAAGTTTTAATACCATTCCTTAAAAATTAAGCAATGGAAAAGCCCGTATTGAAACCCATAGAATTTACATATCATTGTCCGGTATGTAATAAAATGACTTCTGACCGTAATGGTGCAGGAGTTTGTGGTGCTTGTGAAAATAAAAGATATTGGATCGATCCAGCTGGTGGACGTCATCATAATGATCCTGACTCTGACGAGTTTGAAGATCCAGCAAAAATGTATGAATAATATTTAAAAAAACAAAACCATGGGAGTATTTAAAGAACATGCTCATGCCTTCGAGGCTGTAGCACAAAAACAAAGGTGTATATTCAAGGATGCTGCTGATTATGGATGTCCTTATAATACCAATAATCCACCTGAAGATATAGCCCTTTTGATTGCTTTTGTAAATGATCTAAAAGGGACGAGTCTTCAACGTACCAGGGAAGAATGGACTGGTGGTGTTAAAACCACTATTCGTATTGGCTGGGAGATAGATGAAGGAATGGAATGTGGAACTCAGTATATTATCTCCTATAATTTTCTTGGTAAAAGATATGCAAATTCCTCAAATTTTCTTTGCCATGGATGTAATGCATTTATCTCAGTTGATATTTCATCGTACAGAGAATCAGTTAAAAAGTAAAATATGGAAAAGATAATTAGAGCATTTATGAATGCTAAAACAGAAGAAAAAATTCATAAAATCGTTGTTGAAAATTTTGAAGCAATGATGGACTGCCCTAAACTAGCCCTTTTCATGCTAGATGCACTGGTACGTATTACAAGAAATATTCCCAGAAAGAAAAGTTTCTGGGCAGTCCATGAACTCAACTAATTTTATTAAATTTAACCTTTATGAGAACACTAGCAATAGCAGTGCCAAATAAAAAATATCGCTGGTACAAGAATCTTGCCTCAGTCACTATTGAGGCAAGACTTGTCAATAATGAAGTCCGGTATTTTGAATTTGACGCAGGAAAAGAAAAAAGAATATCTGTCGAAGAAGTGGAAGCCAAATTTCTGGTTGATCATCCCATAAAGAAACAACCATTTTTAGTCCAGAAAAATCGTGACTTTTATGCTATTCTCAATAGACATAGAGCAAAGTACCAAGAACGTTTTATTGAAATTAAAAATACTTTACCATGCAACAAGAAGTAAAACTTATCCAAGTCACCAAAGGTTGTGCTAAATGGAAGAATGTCCCCCTATATTTTGTTGCCAAGATATTAGTAGAAACTCCAAAAGCCTATTATCTCTACGGACATGGGACAGCTGAAACTGCCAAGAAAGGTTTCTGTTGTGTTTGTGGCAGAACCTTGACTCATCCAGTATCAGTAGAATTAGGTATTGGTCCAGAGTGTGGACAACATTGGTGGGATTGGGATCGGGTTGGTGGTTATACGAAAGAAAATGTTGATAGACTAATGCAAAAAATTAGAGAAGACATTAAAATCGATTCCTGGATTCCAAAAGGATTAGTTATATCTGTTGAACCCAGTACAGACACAGTTGATGTTCCCATGGATCATCCTATGCTAAAACCCAGGATCGATGCTCCTTCAATAAAGACAGCTGACATGGCTGAAAACGAACATGGAGACCGGGTTATTAAAATCTCTTTTCCATATTCAATTGACGATTTGACTCATATTAAATCATTATCCGGTCGCAGATATCATGTAGAAGATAAAGTCTGGTCTGCCCCAGTAAGTATTGAAACTGTTGAAGCCCTTAAAAAATGGGGATTTGTACTTGATCCTAAATTAGAAGTTTTTCTTCAGAGGACAAAAATCAATGTCAATGATGTTCCTGAAATAGATGTGCCCGGGTTAAAAGGAGAACTTTTCCCTTTTCAAAAGAAGGGTGTTGCTTTTCTTGAAGCTAAGAAAGGTCGGGCATTGATAGCAGATGAAATGGGATTGGGTAAAACAATTCAAGCTCTTGCTTATCTCCAATTACATCCCGAACTCAGACCTGCTGTTGTAGTTGTTCCAGCATCTTTAAAACTTAATTGGAAACGAGAAGCTGAATATTGGATGTCTAATCCAAATATACAGATATTATCTGGAGAAAGTGGTAGTCCATTTTTTACTGGCAAAATCATTATAATCAATTATGATGTGCTTGCTAATATTTATGAGCCAAACCCGGAGAATCTCAAAAAACCAATTGAAAAGCATTATAGTGGATGGGTTGATTATCTCATAGATATACAACCAAAAGTTCTTATAATGGATGAGATACATTACATTAAAAACTCCGGAGCAAAGCGAACAAAAGGAGTTAAATCATTAGCTAAAAAAATTGCACAAATTATTGGTCTGAGTGGAACACCTATTGTCAATCGTCCGGTTGAAGCTTATAATGCAATCAAGCTCATAGATCCTGATTTTATTCCTAACTTTTGGGAGTTTGCTCATAGATATTGTGATGCAAAGAATAATGGCTATGGTTGGAATTTTAATGGAGCATCTCACACTGAGGAGCTTCATGAGAAATTAACCAACTCCATAATGATCAGAAGGAAGAAAATGGATGTTCTGACTGATTTACCTGACAAGATTCATTCTTTTGTCCCTATTGAATTAGATAATGAAAAAGATTATTTTTCTGCCGAAAGTGATTTTATTGCTTTTCTTCGTCGAACAAAAGGAGAACAGGCTGCAGAACGTGCTGGGAATGCTGAAACATTAGCCTCTATAGAAGGTTTGAAACAATTGGCTATAAAAGGAAAAATGGCTAATTGTATAGAGTGGATCAAAGATTTTCTGGACTCAGACCAAAAACTGGTGGTATTTGCAGTCCATAGATTTGTTATTGATGCTTTGATGGAAGCCTTTGGAACTAAGATAGCTGTTAAAATTGATGGTTCAACTCCCATGGCAGACAGACAACGATCTGTTGATATATTTCAATGCAACCCAGAATGTCGTTTGTTCGTTGGTAATATAAAGGCTGCCGGAGTAGGAATTACCCTGACAGCTGCCTCAAATGTTGTTTTTATAGAACTCCCGTGGACGCCGGGCGATCTTGTGCAGGCAGAAGATAGATGTCATAGAATTGGACAAAAAGATAATGTTACTATTTATTATCTACTTGCTGCAGAGACTATTGAAGAACGTATAGCCAAATTACTTGATCATAAGCGTATAATATTAGATGCTGTCTTAGATGGTATACAAACAGATCAAACATCATTATTATCTGAATTAATGAAACAATATGAATAATATGGAACCAGAAAACATTAACCTAATTAAAAAGATTGCATGGTCTTTTCATAACTCCACCGGGGCTGATTGGGAAGATCTATTTCAAGAAGCTGCCCTGGCATATTATCAAGCCCTGGAAAGATATAAGCCTGAACAAGGCAAACTCACAACTTTTATGTGGTGGTGTATTCATTCTCATCTCAAAACTTATATTAAGAAAGAGAAGAAATATTCTGAAGAATTCACCGTTGATATAGACTCCGTAAAGATTCATAAAGTATATACAACAACACCCATTGAACATTCTCTGACTGATGATGCTCAAGAGATTGTAGATTTTATTCTCCGTATTCCTGAATTCTTTGATGTACGTGCTGCTGGTAAACATAGAAAGCACATTGCTGAAGTATATATCAATAAACGTGGGTGGACAAAGAAAAGAGTAGATACAGCTTTTGAAAACTTACGATTAGCTTTCTCTTAAATTTTTGTATAATAAATAAAATTCATGAAAATGTTCTTGGATGATAAATTATATGCAATAGCAAAAAGTGTTGATTACACTAACTGGCAAGATAAATCAAATATTCAAATTAAAATGTACCAAGCTGTCATTGATTACATCTTAGAAATGCATACAAAACTCATGGTTGATGCAACTGCTTGTGATGATGATCTATTTTGTGCAATTAAAAGATGTAAAATTCATTGGTATAATACACTCAGAAAACTTGAACGGGAAGGTATTGTTTTATTTGAGAAGAAAGAAATTCGAAGTTTTGAGTACTTTATCTCACACCACCCCTTATTTAAAGGGTTTTCAGATGCTTTATTAGCTTATATAAAATAAATTTGTTATATTAACTTAAAACTTAAAATCATGTGCTTTACCACTACAAAACATTCGCGGGCTAAAATAGCCAAAACAGATATAGTATGCTGGAAAGTGTTATACTCATATCCCGGTGAAAGACTACACAGTATATTGCAAGGCTACTATTATAAAAGAGGCATTGTTAATCCAATTGTTAAATTAGTTAAAGTTTATAATACAATTCAAGAAGGATATCATTCATACAAAACTCAAAGTCAAGCAGATCTTAAGTGTTGGTCTAAATTAAAAAAGTGTATAAATTTATTATCCCTGCAGGAACCAGATATTATTCTAATCGTCAGGGAGAATATGTCAGTGAAACAATAATGTTAGTAAAAAACTTCCATGGATATAATCCATATTTGTAACGACTATCACCTTTCGTATATTACGGAAGGAAAAAATTGTGCTCCGGGTTGGATTAACCTGAATTGTCCATTTTGTGAAGACACACACTATCACATGGGTTATAATCTAAGTGATGATTATGTCCATTGTTGGCGTTGTGGCTGGAAACCGGTTTCTTTAACATTGGCTAAATTAATAAATGTTGAAGAACGAGTTGCTTATGACATTATAAAACAATATGGTGGAAAGTCACTCAGAAAAGCTCCAGAGCCTATTGTAAAAATTCGAACAAAGGCTCATCGCCTGCCAACCGGGGTTGGTCCCTTGACAGCAGCTCATCGTCGTTACTTAGAATCCCGTCAGTTTGATCCTGACCTATTGGAACGAGAATGGAGTTTGGTAGGGACTGGTCCAATTAGCTTACTCGATGGAATTGATTATAAACATCGAATCATTGCTCCCATTATCTGGGACAGAGAAGAAGTCTCTTTCCAGGGTCGGGACATTACCGAAAGACATATTTTACGATATATAACCTGTCCAAAAGATAGAGAACTTGTTCATCATAAACATATAATATATGGTCAGCAGAAAAAATGGGGATCAACTGGACTTTGTGTCGAAGGCATTACCAAAGTATGGAGATTAGGTATAAATGCAATTGCCACTTTTGGAATAGAATTTACTCCAACACAAGTCCGGGTTATAGCTAAGAACTTTAAACGAGTAGCTGTTTTATTTGACCCGGAACCACAAGCTCAGAAACAAGCCAAAAAAATGGTGGATTTTTTACAATTTCGTAATGTTGATGCTTGGAATGTCAATATTGGAATGGATCCGGGAGATATGAAACAATCAGATGCAGATTATTTAGTAAAACAATTAATAAAATGATAGTTACAACAACTGATCTTGAAAAAGAGGCAATCAAATATAGTTCTAGTATTAATACAAATTCGTTAAACAATGGAAAAGAAGTTAAAACTTCAAGAATTACTCCAGCAGTCATCAGAGGAGAGAAAAGAACAGGATGTACAATTCGAGGTAAAGCAAGCCGAACTTCAACTAAGTTCGGATATCTTAGCAACAGAAAAATCACTGGCTGAAGCTATGATGAAAAAGACAAGTGCTATCCTGAGTAAACCTTTCGATTCCCAGGCTATAATCAATCTGGACATCCAGATTGAATCCCTGGAAGATGGTCTTAAAAGGCTTAATACATTAAAAGAAGACTTGTTCTAAACCCAGCAAAAGAAGGGAGTTAAATATTCCCTTCTTTTAAATTTTAAAATTATGAATGAACATATACAAAATGTCTGTAAAATTGGACAAGGAAGTGATTGTTGTCGTTATTTAATGATAGGGCCCAATGGTTTTGAATGTGCCAAACTAACATCATTAAAAGCACACTTAGATCATCGTGTAGAATTAAAAACCATAGTTGCTCAGGGAGATAATTGTGAAGGAAAAACAATTGAACAATTAAACGATAAAGAAAAATGAAAAATGTACGCCCAATGAAAACTTTACTTATTATCCTCAGAGATAATGTAGAGGAAAAACTTGTAACTGGTCTCTGTCGCCTTTCTGATACTCTATGGAATGATAAAATCATAGATCTGCATGAAATGCAAAGATTAAGATCTTTTATAAAAAGACATGAACCTAAAAAAGGACGATACAAACGTACTGACTTAACTTACTATTGGTATCCGGGCCAAAAAAATATTAGAATAAACTGGTTAAATTATCAAATAAGAAAAACACCTTTAAAATGAGTAGTAAAGAACAATTCGGAGATGCTCTTCGTAAAAGTAATAATTGTATTGCAGAGCTCAGAAGAGATATTCTATTGAGAGATAAACTCATAGATGATAATCAAAAAGAGATTGAACGACTCAGAAACGTCTGCTGCTGTAATGCTAAAGAAATACAATCTTTAGAGAAAATGATAAGGAAAACGAAAAAGTGGTATCAAATTATAATTTGGCAAAAATAAAAAAATTATGAAAACAATACTTATTCTTTTATTCTATTTTTTAATGTTTAGTTGTGCTGCAATAACGGGAATAATTGGCATAGAATATTTCCTATTGGATGGTCAGAAGAATCAATGGAGTATTATTATTAAACACATGCCTATAGAAAACTTAAAATACATTGCAGGAGCCCTTTTGATTTGTGGATTAGGCACAGCTATTTATAGCTTAGGTAGATTATTTAAAATATATCCCCTACGCAGTGATGAATTAACCATTGTAAAAACCTGGAAAGAATGAAACATAAATTATCTAGAGATGCAGAAACAAGAGAAGTTTACTTGGATGGTAAATTTCTGGATCCTAAACCGAGTCAGAAAGTTTGGAATAAATCACCCGACGGATTTAATTGGGGCTATGGTGGATCTGGACCGGCTCAACTTGCCTTAGCAATAATGTTAAAGCTTACGGGTAAACAAGACGGTTTTCAAGACTTTAAATTTAAAGTTATTGCTGCTTTGCCACAAAATCAAGATTTTAATATTGAATTTGAGTATGAAAACACCTAAGCATTCTTGGATTGAACAGGATGGCTTTCGTAGAGATAAGTGTAAAAACTGTGGAACCATTCGTTACTGGGATGATTCATATGGACGAATGATGTATAAGAAAGAAATAAGTGAAGGTGTCTACGGACCAGCCCTTTACTGGGCTCCTTCTTGTCGATTTATAATGATTACTGATATACCAATTAAAATGTAAAAAATTATGACTATCACTGAATGGATTGGATTTGGAATTATCTGTTTACTTATTATTTTTCTTTTATTAAGAAAAGGTTTTAAAGATGCCCTGCAGGATGAACATTCTCCGGAGAATCTCAAATTTAACCAGGCTTTAAAAGCTAGTAGACTCCGGCAAAAATTAAAAAATATTGAAGAAGAGCGGAAAAAGGAAGGTCTGTTATAATTAAACACCCAGACAATACATCCAAATCACACAAGGGTAAATAAAAATAATTTTAAAATAGTTCAAAAAAAACAGACTTATTAAAAAGAAATAACATAATTTTATGATCTCACATTTGTTAACTACATTCATGAAACCCGACATGGATATAAAATATTTTTTAAAGGTTAAGTTTAACAACTCTTTTACTTTTGATTATCCCCCCAGGAGGGAGTAAGTGTTCGGGCTCACGAATCTCTCCTGGTTTTTTTATGAATTTATTGTATAATAATATAAAGTTAAATATTATGGGTTACTACATTAACAAAACATCGAAAGGGATTGCACTCCCTCAATCTGACAAAGCAGATTATTTAATTCTAGATGGTGCCACAGAAATATTTGGGGAAGATATTAAATATCAACCAAATCTAATTTGTGTTGTTAAAAACAATAATCAACTAGGAGCTTTTGAAGCTGCTGGTTATTGCTATAGTCCTGAAGAATTTATTGTCTTCAATGATCCCCGTGATCAACGTCCAAAAAAATGGTTAATTCATCCTGCAGCAGCTATGTTAGCAGCATAGAAAAGTTTAATCATGGATAAACAAATATATTTTGACTTATTAAAAGATCCAAGATGGCAAAGGAAACGTCTTGAAATAATGAAACGTGATAATTTTGCTTGTGTTATGTGTAATGACAAGAAACATACTTTAAATGTACATCACGATTATTATATTATAGACAAAGCTCCTTGGGAATATGATGATAAGGATCTCAGAACTTTATGTGAAGATTGTCATTATCTAATTTCTAAATGTAGTTCTAATATTGATCCTCTTCATAAAGTCATTTATAAAAATGAAAATTCAAATGGTGATATTGTTTATATATTAGCGTGGCCTTATAATATTGATATTTATATAAAAACAAAAGAAGGAAATGTCAATCATATAGTTCATTTTACTGATATGTATATACAAGAGATTAGTAATTTTTTGGAAGCATGGCAAAAAGACTTACAGACACAAACAAATATAAAAAACCCTTCATAAGGTCCTTAAAAGGGCCATATAAAATTCTTTGGGATTATTTATATCATGATTGTGATCATGCTGGAATTTGGATCGTTGATTTTGAAGTAGCTCAATTATATGTAGGAAAAGATATGCCTGTAAATAAAGAAGATGCTTTAAAATATTTTAATGAAGGAGAACAACGAATTATAGAATTTGATGATGGACAAAGATGGTTTATTCCTTCTTTTATTGAAATTCAATATGGAAAATTAAATGAGAAAAATAGAGTTCATAATTCAGTAATTTCTATCTTACAAACATATAATTTATTAAAAAAAGAAGAAAAAGAAAATAAGGGTCTTAAAAGGCCCTTAGAAGGGACTAAGAATAAAGACAAGGATATGATACTCTTAAAGTCAATAAAAGGTACGGAAATTTTACCAGAATATTTTGATATATTCTTACGATGGCTACATTACAAAAGAAAAAAAGGAAAATCATACAAAGATGAAGATTCAGTAGCAGCTGCATATAGAAAGCTTGTCCATTTATCTAAACAAGATCCAGCAGTAGCAGCTCAAATAATTGAAGATGCCATGGCTAATAATTATGAAGGCTTTTTTGCACTAAAAGAAGAAAGAAAATTTGGAAAAATTCAACCTAAAATAAAAACTGCACATGGCAAACATTATTTTTTAGAAGAGGATGGACAATATAGAAGCAAAGAACATGAATTATTAATAGATGAATAGATGCAAATAGAACGCAGAGTTGTTATTGGATTGATAATCTCAGTAGATTATCTCCGACAGATTCAAGGAATTTGGAATCCCCAGTTTTTACAAGATCCCAGTGCAAAACGTATTGCCGGATGGTGTTGGGAGTATTTTAGTAAATATCATAAAGCTCCCGGTAAAGAGATTGAAGCTATTTTTGACCAGAAACGACAAGAAGGTCTTCCTAAAGAAATGGCAGAAGAAATTGGAGAAGATATTCTTCCAGGGTTGTCAGAAGAATATGAACAGGCAGAAACATTCAATCTTGATTATCTCATTGATCAAACACATAAATTTTTTATTGAACGTCATCTGACTTTACATCAAGAAAAAGTTCAGGAATTAGTTGATGAAGGCAAATTAACGGAGGCAAATCAAATGGCCTCTACTTTTTTACCTTTGGCTACAGCAACTTCTATTGGTTTGGATCTTAGTAAACCAACAAGTTTACAAAGGGTCAAAATGGCTTTTGATACAACCCGACAATCTATAATTAAATTTCCAAGACAATTGGGTGAGTTTTGGAATAATCAACTTGTAAGAGGAGCTTTTATTGCTCTCATGGCAATAGAGAAAAGGGGAAAAACATTCTGGTTGCTTGAATTTGCAATGCAAGCTCACAGACAAAGAGCTAAGGTAGCTTTCTTTCAAGCAGGAGATATGACAGAAGCCCAACAGATTAAAAGAATTTGTGTTTATTTAACTCAGAAATCTGATTTAAAGAAATATGCAGGTAAAATGTGGGAACCCGTCCGGGATTGTGTTTATAATCAAATAGATGATTGTGATAGAAAAGAACGAGAATGTGATTTTGGTATTTTTAAAGGAATGACACCAGAACATCTCCGGGAAGGAAATATCTTATTGGAAGATCTTATTGAAGAACATAAAAACAATCCGGACTATAAGTGTTGTTATAATTGTGATCAATATGAAAGCAGTCACTGGGGAGTTCCCTGGATTAAAGAAATTGATGTTAAAGATCCCTTGACACTTGAAGAGGCTGAAAAAGCCTGGAAAGAGTTTTTTATCAAGAGTAAGAAGACTTTTAAATTAGCTACTCACGCTAATGGAACACTTTCAGTAGATCAAATAAAAATAATACTTAATCAATGGGAGAAACAAGACGATTTCGTTCCTGATGTGATTATTATTGATTATGCTGATCTATTGACTACTGAAACGAAAATGGAGTTCCGACAACAGCAAAATGAAATATGGAAAGGTCTTCGAAATTTATCCCAGGAAAATCATTGTTTGGTTATTACTGCTACACAGGCAGATGCAAAGAGTTATGATCAAAATAGGTTGAAAATGAATAACTTCTCTGAAGACAAACGTAAATATGCTCATGTAACGGCAATGTGGGGATTAAATCAAGATACTAAAGACAGGGAAAAGAAAATAGGATTGATGAGAATAAATGAAATTGTTATAAGAGAAGGTGACTTTAGTAATGGTAATGAAATAATAGTTCTACAAAACTTACGACGTGGTCGTCCTTTCATTGGAAGCTATTGGTAATAATATAAAATAAAAAAATTATGTATAAAATTGAAAAAGAATTTGCTTTCTCAGCCAGTCACGTTTTAAATGGCTTGCCTATAGAACATCCCTGCTCACGTTTGCATGGACATAATTATATTATCATTATAGAATTATCAGCCTTAATTCTGAATGATACTGGATTTGTCATAGATTACAGAGCATTGGATCCTATTAAGAAATATATTGATGAACACTTTGATCATCGACATCTTAATGATGTTATATCTTGTAATCCGACAGCAGAAAATATTGCTAAGCTGATATATACTCTTTTTGAACCTCAGTTTCCACAAATATCAGCAGTCCGGGTAAAGGAAACACCCAAAACAGAAGCACGATATACACCTGATTACGACTAATTATGGTTAAGCAAATTATTCCAGCATTTAAGAAGGAGATTGTACAATTATCAGAGAATTCTCTACATTTGAGAATATCAGAGTTCTTTTGTGATACTATTCAAGGGGAAGGTATTTATGCAGGATATCCTGCAGCTTTTCTTCGGTTTCAACATTGCACATTAGATTGTTGTTATTGTGATACCACAGAAGTTTGGCATCAGGGAAATCAATACGGATTTAATGAAATAATGGATTTAATGGATCAAGTTGATCTACCCAGGAAGTTATTTGAAGGACAACATTTGGTCTTAACTGGGGGAAGTCCATTAATGCAACAGAAGAAAATTGTACAATTTCTTGATGCTTTTGAAAAAAAATATGAATTTCTACCTTTCATTGAAATAGAAAATGAATGTACAATTGTGCCAATCCCACAAATCATCAACAAAATAAAAGTGTGGAACAATTCACCTAAACTTAGTGGTAGTGGTGTTCCTTCCGGGCTCCGGTATAAACCGGAAATCTTAACAAAATTGACAAAGTTAAAGAATTCTTGGTTCAAGTTCGTTGTAGATTGTGAAGAGGATTGGGAAGAAATTTTAATGAATTTCATTCAGCCAGGTCTTATTAAAAAAGAACAAATTATTATTATGCCTGAAGGAGCAACTAGAAAAGCCCTGGAAAGTAATAGAATAATTGCTCTTGAAATGGCAATTAAACACAATGTACGCTATACCGATAGACTTCACATTCAGATATGGGATAAAAAAGTTGGGGTTTAATTGAAAAATTTTGTATAATAGTATTTAATCGAATAGTTAACTAAAATTTAAAAACATGGCAAAATTAGATGATTTGTTATATGCAGGGAAAGAAATGGATGCCCTCATGGGGATGGATCCTGAATTTGATGTCACTTGTGATGAAGTACAGGCTATTGCCTGGATTAAGAAAGCAATACCAAAAATTGCAGCAACGGATCGATTCACTCCAGAAACACAAGCTGTTATTGATGAAATTACAGAACAATTTGTTTCAGAAACTGAAAAAACAGAGAAAGTAGAATCAGCAATTGACCTAAAAACTGAGATTGAAAACTCCAAAAATCGTCTTCGTGATTTAAAAGACATTGCTACGGAATACGACGAATTCAAATCAATTCGTGGGATGCTTAGTTCATTTAAAACACCAGATGAACTCAAAGCAAAAATGTTGGAAATGATAAAATACCCTTTGACAACTGCAAAAGTTGAAGAAACAAAAGGAAAAGGAAAAGGAAAGAAAAAAGAGAAAGTTACAGAAACTCCCGATATGGAACCAAAAAATATAATGACATCAGCTGAACCAAAAGATACAGCAAAATCAACTCCTACTACAAAGAAGGAAACCGGGAAAACCAAATTTGGTCATCAAATTGCTAGTCAGGCTGGAGTTATTGATACTTACCTGCTTGATGCAAAAGAAGCTCAGACGATTGAGGAAATTGCCACAGAACTTGATTTTCCAACGAATAGAGTAAAGAGTCACATTCTGCACTTGGAAAAAGACAAGGGTGTTAAATTTGACATCAAAGACAATAAATATTTATTGCAATAATGATTGTTAAAGCAGAAATATTATGGACAAGAACTTGTCCATTAAAGTGTCATTATTGCAATATGGTGACGGGGGCAAAAAATACCCCTTCCTCATATTTTTGGAGGAAGGGGTTAGATAATCTTAAAAAATTAGGTTGTTCATTCATTGCAATATATGGAGCAGAACCATTGGCTGATTTTGACAAATTACCTAATTTTGTAGCCTATGCCAGCTATCTGGGAATTGATATGACTCTTATTACTAGTGGTTGTATTATTGGCACACCCAATAAATTAAAGCAATTATACGATGTTGGGTTAAGATCTCTGACGACTTCTTTTGATATTGTAAATTTGGATATGTCCAGTGCAGCAAAAAGTAATAAAGCACTTGACTTATTAGAATATTTTCGTCGATTGGGGCCAATAGATAATATTGCAGTAGTTGTTACCCTAACTAAGAAAAACTACAAACTTCTTTATGAGACTATGGTTGAAATGACAAAAAGAGGAATTTGGACATTCTTCGATATTATTCATCCAGATCGTGGTCAGCCAGGATCAAAATCCAAAGGAAGTGATCCAGAATTATTATTCTCAGAAGAGGATCTTCCAGATGTAGTTACACAGTTAAAAAAAATCCGACAGGCAAAAGGTGAATTAATGATCCATGCCAGTAATTCGTTTCTTGATTATATTATTGACAACCCTCAAGCTTTAGTAAAATATAATTGGAATTGTGCAGATTATAAATGTTTCCCTTCCTGGGTAACAGTCAATTGCGACGGAAAAGTCTACCCTTGTGACGATTTTCAAGTAAAAAAGACAGGAATTCCATTGGATGAATTGTATAATAGATGGGATGAAGCAAGTATCCTTTGGAGTAAATCAATTAAAAAATCTTGTCCGGGTTGTGTTTGGAATACTCACATAGATGCACATAATATTAAACAAGGCTTGGTAAACATTTCAGAATATGTTCACAAAAAGTAAATTTCCAGCAATTCTCCTATTTAGTGGTGGTGTAGATAGTTTTGTGGCTTGGTATTGGCTTGGTAAGCCACAAACTGTCTATTTTGATTTAAAAACCAAATGTGCTGAGAAAGAGAAAAAGTTTGTCCAGGAAATAAGACCTAACATCATAATAGATCAGACTTTGGATCTACACGCTAGGGAAATTGGACAAAATGCATACGTCCCCTTTAGAAATCTTCTTATAGCATCCCAGGCAGCATGGTATTCAGATATTATTTACATCATAGGACTCAAAGACGATAAGGTTTTGGATAAAAACGAGGCTGCTTTTAATGCAATATCACATACATTAAGTAAATTGGAAGGAAGACCAATCAAAGTACTTAGTCCTTTCTGGAATATGACGAAAGCTAATGTAGTTAAATGGTATTTGGAAAATGTAAATTCCAACCCGGAACAATTGCTTAAAACAGTTTCATGTTATTCAAATGAGTCTACAAACTATTGTGGCTTCTGTCCTTCTTGTTTTCGAAAGTGGAATGCTTTTCGAGCAAATGGGATTGATATTAAATTCTATAACGATGATCTAATGGAAGATTATTATCAAAGAGCAAAGGCAGAAGAATATATCCCGGAAAGAAACGAATCAATAATAAGAGAAATCGATGCGTATCGCAGTTGATATTGATGGTCTATTAACCACTGAAACAAAAGGACACGATTATAAGAATCGTACTCCTAATTGTGAAAATATCAGATATGTTAATGCTCTATATCATAAAGGACATATTATCATTTTATATTCATCTCGGTTTTTAAGAGATCGAAGAGTAACCAAATGGTGGTTAAAATGCTGGGGAATACATTATCATAAGTTAGTGTTAAGAAAATTACAATATGATATTTTAATTGATGATAAAGCAATAAATAATTTTAAACAATTTGATAAAAAACTTATATGAGAAGAACTAAATTTAATGCAATAGAGTGTCAGTTATGTCATAAAAAATATATGAGAATAACTAACACTCATTTATGGAAAGAACATCAAATAACAGTTGAAGAATATAAACAATTATTTCCAGAAGCACCTATTGATGCTGATGGTTTATCTAAAAGTCGAGTAGATCATTTAACAGGAAAAACATATGAAGAGATATATGGAAAAGGTGCTGCAAAACAATTAAAAAAGAAAAGGAAAAAAGCAGCTATAACACAAATGCAAGATTCTCAACAAATTAAATTAAGAAAAGATACATCACATATTATATCAGAAAAAGCAAAAAAAATCATTGGAGAAAAAAACACACAACATGGTGGAACTAATTATCGAAAAAGAGCTTTAAAATATTATGGATTAGAATGTGAAAGATGTGGCTTATCTACTGAGAATCCAGTTGATTTTATAGTATATCATCGTGATCTTAATAATTTTAAAAATGAACTAGGGAATCATTCTATTGAAAATCTTGTAGTTCTTTGTAAATCTTGTCATGCTAAATTACATAATGAATTAGCTGAAAAAATAACAGGATTTACTGGAATTAATTCTGTAGAAAAAGGAATTCATTATATTTTAAAAGGTTTAAAAGATGAATTAGGCTTAGATTTATCAGACGAAAATTTAAAAGACACACCAAAGAGAGTTGCAAGATTATATGCTGAAATATTTTCTGGTGTAAAAAATACAAAACAACAAATAGATGCTATTCTAAATTCAGCTTTCCCTTGTGAGTTTGATGAAATGATAATTGCTAAAGATATTGAAGTTTTTTCAATGTGTCCTCATCATCTATTACCTGTACATTATGTAATTTCAGTTGCATATATCCCTTCTGTAAAAACAGGAAAAGTAATTGGTATATCAAAATTATCAAGATTAGTTGAAATTTTAGCTAAAAGACCTATATTACAAGAACAATTAGTTATAGATATAACAAATGCTTTATTACAACTTAAAGGGTGTCAAGGTGCTGCTTGTGTTGCAGATGGTGTTCATTATTGTATGGTAATGCGAGGTGCAAAACAAACGCAAAGTCATACAATCACTTCTAGTATGAAAGGTTCTTTTTTTACACCAAAATCAGCAGCTCGTCAAGAATTTTTACAATTGATAAAAAAATGAAGATATACTTTGCAGGGGCTCCCGGTCAGGAGTCAAGAGAAAGAAAGTGGCAAAGAACTATAAAAAAACGACTCCTTTCCTTTTACAACATTCTTCAAGATGAATTTTCAGTCCCTTATGCTTTTGATTTAATCAAAAATAAAAAACAAAATGATACCAAATAAACGAGTAGATCTCTTTATTGACTCAGGAGCTTTCTCTGCCTGGTCTCAAAAATTAACAATCGATGTTCAAGATTACATTGCTTTTATAAAAGAAAACTTGGATATCATTGATGTTTATGCTAACCTGGATGTAATCAAAGATGCTCAGGGAACTTGGAAGAATCAAAGGATAATGGAGAATGCCGGGCTACATCCTCTACCTGTTTATCACGTGGAAGATGATATTAAATATCTTCATAAATGCATTGATAATTATGCGTATTTTTGTTTGGGTGGTATGGCTAAGGGATATTCAACCGCAGAACGTACTGGATTTTTAGATCGTTGTTTTAAAATAATTTGTGATACTCCCGACCATTTTCCCAAATGTAAAGTTCATGGCTTTGGAATGACCAGCCTTCCATTAATGTTACGTTATCCCTGGTACTCGATTGATTCTACCAGTTGGATAATGACTGGGAGAATGGGATCTATTTTTATCCCTCGTTTTAAAGATGGTAAATGGATATATGATGAGAATACTTGGAAAATAGTAGTCTCTAGTCGTAGTCCACACAGCCCAAGAGAAAGAGTTCAAGAACAAGAAATACATAGAGATGCTGAGAAGGGGAAACATATTGATACTTTTTCTCCGGAGATACGAAAAATATTTCTTAACTATATTCAAGAAAAAGGATATCGACTTGGCAAGTCTGAATTTAAACTGGTTGAACAAACTCACGAAGTAGCTGAAAACGAACGTTGGGTTGGTTCAAAACCAAAAGATAAAACTGCTAAACGAGAACTTGAAGTTATTATTGAAAATGGTGTTTCAAACAGATATGAACTTCGAGATGAAATCAATATTCAATATTTTTTGGATTTAGAAAATTCATTACCCGAATGGCCATGGGCCTTTGAAAGAAAGGAGGGAAAAAATGTCTTCTTCCAATAAAAGAAAAGATGATTTTGACAAAGGAAAATCAAGACGAGAAAAAACAGCTGATGATCTTAATTTCTATCTTAAAAAGAATAAAACCGGGTTGTTTTTTATTTCAAAATCTTATGGAAAATTCATGGGGTTACATTATGAATTAGTCAGAAATAGAAGAACTAGAAAACCATTCATCTTCTGTTATACAGATGCTGGAGGATTTTATCTAAAGATTCCAAAAGAATATATACAAGACCCGGAAAAATATTTACAAGATTTGAGTGAACTTGATTATCATACCATAATTGTTGATGAAGAAACAATGCGATATAGTCACATCATGACATTTCAAGATATACGAAAGTTTTGGAAAAGACATATGTCAACAGCATTAGGAAATTTAAATCGATTACAATTCTCTGGAGAAATGAGTAAAATAGATTTTCTTCATCCTGAGAAAAAAACATTATTAGATCCTTCATTAGTTATAGCATTAAAAAACTTATTTGTATGAAAATATATTTTGCTTCTTGGTTAACAGATGCTACACTAGGCATAAGTTTGACCAGAAAAAAAGCTAATAGGAGATTATTAAGTTTTCATTTCATACGAACACAAGGGGGCACTAAAGAATTATTAAATAGATATTCTGTAACGGGTCGTGCTAATGTAAGAAAAGAAAAAGAATGAAGATTTACTTAGCAGCCGTTACACCAAGCAGTCACTTAAGATTTCTAAAACAAGTATTGTTTAGTTTTTATGACCTGACAATAGCAAAAGTTCCATTCAGAAGAGAAACATTTAATACATACAAAAATGAAAGTCGACAAGAAACTTTTACAACATGCCCTGGAAGTAGTCCGACCAGGATTAGCTGACAAGGAGATTATTGAGCAAACCACTTCGTTTGCTTTTATGAAAGATCGGGTGGTTACGTATAATGATGAAATCAGTATATCTCATCCAATTCCCGGATTAGACTTGACCGGGGCTATACAAGCAGATAAGCTTTATAGTTTATTAGGCAAACTTAAAAAAGATGAGATAGAAATGACTCTTCAGGAGAATGAAATTATTTTGGAGTGTGGACGAGTAAAGGTCAGTCTTGCTATTCAATCTGAGATTAAACTTCCATTGGATGATGTATCAAAGATTGGTAAATGGCATGATTTACCAGATAATTTTCTAAAATTTATGAGTTTTGCCATGGCTTCCTGTTCCAGGGATATGTCACAACCAATTTTAACCACAGTCCATGTCAATAAGTCAGGATTTATTGAAGCCTCTGATAGCAATCGACTTACTCGGTGTCAACTAGAGAAAGAATTGCCAGTAAAAACATTTCTTATTCCAGCCCAATCTACAGCAGATATAGTTAAACTTAAACCAACAAAAATAGCTGAAGGAAAAGTTCCAGGTTGGATGCATTTTCAAACGAACGAGGGTACAATTATGTCCTGCAGGATTTTCAATGATGATGAGTATAAAGATACCAGTCCATATCTAAATGTAGAAGGGGTTGAAGTTACTTTCCCAGCATCGATTGAAGAAGTTATTGACCGAGCAGCTATATTTGCCAAACGAGAACATGTATTGGATGAAAGTATAGACATTAAACTTGAAAAGAATCGTTTAAAAATACACAGTGAGTGTACAGGCAGTAAATTTGATGAAGAGATTAATATGGATTATAAAGACATTCCTACAAAATTCTCAATCAAACCATACTTACTCAAAGGTATTTTATCAGAAACAAAAACCTTTATACTTTGTGAAACCCGATTAAAGTTTGAAGGACAGGACTGGTTGTATATAACAGCATTAGAAGACATGGAGGAATGAATAATAAATTTTTTACTAAAAAAGAAACAGAATCAAAATCTCGTCCAGATGGCAAGATATATTCTTGTATCTCCTGTGGATTACAAAAGAAATGTACCAATCCAAAAATGGAACCTTTTGGTAATTTTAAAAAAGGAATACTCAATATTGGAGAAGCTCCGGGTGAGATTAAAGATCAACGTGGAAAACCCTGGCAAGGGAAAACTGGAAAACTACTTGAAAGAACTTATAAAGAATTAGGTATTGACTTATTTGAAGATTGTCTGAATATAAATGCTGTAAATTGTCAACCTACGGATGAAGCTGGAAACAATCGTCCTCCAACAAATTATGAAGTTGAATGTTGTCGTGCAAGTCTATTAAAAATTATCAGTGAATATAAGCCAAAAGTCATTAATTTATTTGGAAACACAGCTTTATATAGTTTGATTGGACATCGATGGAAAAAAGATCTTGGTACGATCTCTAAATGGCGGGGCTTTACTATTCCTGATCAAGATTTTAATGCTTGGATTTGTCCTATGTTTCATCCCAGTTATATTGAGAGATCATTTTTTGCTTCTGTTAGTAATCGAAAACAAACCAGTGTAGAAGAAACGATCTGGATACAAGATTTAAAACAATCTATTGAATTGCTTTCTACACAAACATATGAAAACAAAGAGTTTTTACTGCATCCTTTTCCAAAGTATGTTGAACCTAAGATTGAAATTATAGAAGATTTATCTATATTAACACAATTAAAAAAAGTCAGTGAAATTGCTTTTGATTATGAAACCACCGGATTAAAACCACATGCTTACGGACATAGAATCATTTGTTGTGCTATAGCAGATAGTTCAGATCATGCTTTTGTTTTTATGATGCCACAAACCAGGAATGGAAGACAACCATTTGTGGATGTGCTTGCAGATCCTTCAATTGGTAAAATGGCACATAATATGAAATTTGAAGAGGCATGGAGTGTTGTCAGATTAAAGCAACCAGTTCAAAACTGGATATGGGATTCAATGCTTTGTGCACATATACTAGATAACCGTCCAGGAATAACCGGATTAAAATTTCAAGCATATATCAATTTTGGCATAGTTGATTACTCCAGTGAGATTGCTCCATATTTATCAGCTGAAGATGACACCAATGATAATTCATTAAATCGTATTGGTAAATTATTAACAACAGCTGGAGGCATAGAGAAACTTTTACATTACTGTGCACTGGATGCTGTATATGAATATCGTTTGGCAAAAAAACAACAAATGGAATTTTTACCTTTTTAATTATGGAAAATAAAAAATTTGTACTTGATGGCTGTATGATAACTGTCAGTGGAATAGTAGTAAATTTGATGAATCCTGATCCTACTACTTTATTAATTGAAGACATTGCTCATGGATTGGCTAATAATTGTCGATGGAATGGACATACTCAAAAGTTTTGGAGTGTAGCTCAGCATTGTTGCATGATGTATGATATGGCTCCTGACGACGAAAAACTAAACCATTTATTTCATGATGCAGAAGAAGCATACTGGGGAGACATGATTAGTCCTCTAAAAAATATAATCAGAGAAAAATATCCAGAATTAATTGATTTAATGAAATTAATGCGTCAAATAATTTATACCAAGTTTAACATTCCATTGATGACAATGACTACAATGATGAATGATTATGCTTGTTTAGAATGGGAATATGAGAATATTATTAAAAAATCAAATCATTCATTTGTAGAACATTGGCTTCCTGGACGAGCAAAAGATGAATGGCTAATTAGATATAATATATCAAAATGAATATAAATCCACGCACAGAAGAAGCATATGTGTTATTTCACAAGGGGATCCTTGCTCTAGCAAGAGCTGAACAACAAGGACTCCGGGTAGATTTAACTTATATTGAGCGTAAAAGTAAACAATTAACCAAAAAGATTGAGATCCTGGAAGAACAATTTAAGTCAACCCCATTCTATCGACACTGGGAACATACTGTAAAAGGTCGAATTAATATTTATTCCAATACTCAACTGGCACATTTCTTATATGATATAAAGAAAATTAAAGTAGAGAAAGAAACGGTTTCTGGTCAGGGAGCAACGGATGATGAAGCTTTACGACAAATGGGCATTCCAGAATTGGAAGACTTACTTCAGATGCGTAAGCTAAAAAAAGTGCGAGACACGTATCTGGATGCTTTTTATAGAGAACAAGTCAATGGTTATTTACATCCATTTTTCAATCTTCACTTGGTAACAACATTTAGGAGTAGCTCAAATTCTCCTAATTTTCAAAATATTCCTAAACGGGACGAAGAATCAATGCAAATATGCCGTAGATCTCTTTTCCCTCGTCCGGGTCACCAATTATTGGAAGCAGACCTCAGTGGTACAGAAGTACGTGTTGCTGCGTGTTATCATAAAGATCCAACCATGCTCAAGTATATAAAGAATCCAGCATCAGATATACATGCTGACATGGCAAAACAAATCTTTATAATTGATCGATTTGATAAATCTATTCCTGAACACTATGTTTTAAGACAAGCAGCTAAAAATGGTTTTGTCTTCCCTGAATTTTATGGAGATTATTATAAAAATTGTGCCTTTAATATGGCTTGTCTGTGGGGAAAATTATCACAAGGACGTTGGTCAGCAGGACAAGGAATAGCTATGCCGGAAGGAACGTTATCAGATCATTTAATTTCAAAAGGAATTAAATCATTAGATGCTTTTTCAGAACATTTAAAAAAGATTGAAACTGACTTTTGGGGAAAGCGTTTTGCTGATTATGCTGAATGGAAAGATCGTTGGTATAACGTTTATAAAAAATATGGTTATTTTGATACTCTGACAGGATTTCGTTGTCAGGGAGTAATGGGAAAAAAGGAGGTTATTAATTATCCTGTGCAGGGATCTGCTTTTCATTGTTTATTGTGGATATTCATCGAATTGGATCGAATCATGCAAAAAGAAAAATGGGATAGTAAGCTTATTGGACAAATTCATGACTCCGTTATAATGGATGTTTTACCAAGTGAACTCGAGCATGTTGTCAAAACCATTAAAAAAGTATGTATTATAGATCTTCCTAATGCGTGGGAATGGTTAATTGTTCCAATTGATGTTGACATAGAAATATCTCCTGTAGATGGATCCTGGGCAGAAAAAAGTAAATTAAAAACATAATTGTTTTTGTATAATATATTAAAGACAATGGAGACACAAAGTAAAAAGAAAAAACCTGATAAACGTTCGACAATGACAATAAAGAAAGATGAATATATTTACACACTTATTGAAGGTAAAGACAGAGATTTAACATCACATCCATCTCCTTCATTTATGGGTAAAAGAAATTGGGCATTAAAAGCATGTAAAAAAATAGTACGATGAGTTTATATTTAAAATACAGACCAGCAACTCTGGAAGATGTTCGTGGAAATGATGACATCGTCCAAACTTTGGAAAAGATGTTAACAAATATAAAAACCTGTCCTCATAGCTTTTTACTTTATGGTCCAACAGGCTGCGGGAAAACGACGATAGGTAGAATTATCTCAACTCGACTAGGTTGTCAGGGATCAGATTTTCGAGAAGTCGATTCAGCTGACTTCCGTGGAATTGATACAATAAGAGAAATTCGAAGGAATTCCTCTTTCATGCCAATACAAGGGGCTTGCCGGGTATGGATCATTGATGAGTGTCATAAGATGACCAATGATGCTCAGAATGCTCTGTTAAAGATCTTAGAGGATACACCAAAGCATATATATTTTATCCTTTGTACAACTGATCCACAGAAATTATTACCTACTATTAAAGGACGTTGTATTCAATTACAAGTAAAACCTTTAAATGATAATCAAATGAAGGCTCTTCTCCGGAGTGTAGTCCGAGAAGAAAATGCAGTATTATCAAAAGAAATTTATGAACAAATCACCCAGGATAGTCAGGGACATGCAAGAGATGCATTACAAATACTTGAGAAAGTCCTGACAGCTCCGGAAGAACGTCAATTAGAAATAGCCAAACAAACAGCTGAGCAACAAAGTCAGGTCATTGAGCTTTGTCGAGCTTTATTGTCTAATTCCGGATGGAAAAAGATAGCTACCATATTAAGTGGATTAAAAGATCAAGAACCAGAATCAATTCGTCGTGCTGTTCTTGGTTATTGTCAAGCTGTTTTATTAAAACCAGAAGATAATTTTTTAGCTGGTGCAATATTAGAAGAGTTTCTTACTCCCTTCTATGACTCAGGAGCACCACAATTAACTTATGCATGTTATAGTTTTTACTTAAAAAATAAAGAATCATGAAACTTGACGAAACTATTGCTACTTTAAAAACAATGCTCCCGGCGGATGATTTTATTCTCACTGGTAGCTATGTTTTGGCTAAATATGGCCTGGTGTCGTGGGATAAGGTTGCTGACCTGGATATTATTCTGGTCAAACCTAATCCAGAAACTATTGACACCCTGAACCGTTTTATGAAGGACTTTCCTGCTCCGAGTACAGCCCGACTAAAAGCATTACCTGTACCCACACCAGAGATAGAGGAAGTAAAAGAAAAACCAGTTGGTAAATTTGCTAAATTTGGTATAGCTACACCAAGTAAGCTTCAAGCCATCTTCCTTTATAATAAAGTCAAGATAGATGTTTTTATTGAGGACAACTTTTCAGAGACAACATTGCTTATCGATGGAATTAAACATGCTACAATTCCTCATATACTTAATGCTAAGAAAATGTATGGTCGTATGAAGGATTGGATGCAATGTCGGGATATGAATCGAATGTTTTATATTGAGGAGGAATTTCAACAAAAATTATGCAGCTGGCCTGACTTATTACGAAGTGATCCATCATGAAATGTATGACTGAGCTTTGTGTTAACGAGGCTGCACCACAAAGAAAATTTTGTTATAAATGCCAGAAAAGAAAATATAGAGAGAAGTATCCATTAAAGTACTGGTATGATACTCTGAAAATGAATGCTAAAAGACGTAGAAAACCTTTTACTTTAACCCTTGAACAATTCAATGAATTTTGCAAAAGAACAGGATATGGTGAAAAGAAAGGAAAAACAGCAGACTCATTATCAGTTGACAGAATTAGAGATATTGACGGATATCATGCTAATAATATTAGAGCTATTACTCTATCAGAGAATACAAAAAGATGCTTTGATGCATCTGTTGCACCTGAAGAAGATTGTCCATTTTAACTAAAAAATATAATCATGGATTACGACAAAGACATACGAATTGACGAAAAAAATCTTGATGTAGAATGGTGTGAACAATCCACTCTGGCACTCAAGTATAGTAAATATTGGGCTGAATGCAAAAAAACTTTATTGGCAGCTGAGGAAAGAATTAAAGTTGTTAAAGCTGAGTTAATTAAAGAAGCCAATGAAGACCCGGAAAAATGTTGTAGTAAAGAAAAGCCCAATGGAGCAGATATTGAAGCTTATTATCGTAATGATAGAAGACACAAAGATGCAAAAGCTGCCTGGATGAATGCTCAATATGAATTCGATATGGCTGAGATTGCTAAAAATGAAATTTGTTTTACCAGGAAAGCTGCCCTGGAACAACTTGTAAAATTATTTTTAGGTAATTATTTTTCAGGTCCAAAAATGCCAAGAGATCTCACAGAAGAAAGGCAAAAGAAAGCAAATGAAATGGTAGGTTCAATGACTCGTAGAAAATTTTAATATGAAAACTTTGTATAATATACTTATAGGAATCTCAGCAGGAGTCGTAGCTGGAATATTAATTTATATATTCAGTAAAATTCAAATGAAAGGCTGGCTAAAAGCAATTGAGGAACATTTTCAAGAAATATATTCAAAAACTAAAACAGAAGAAAAATGACAACAAGAAAAAGTAGTATTTGGGATAAGAAAATTGGCAAAGACACCCAAAGGCAAGAAAGAGCAAGCTCATCGTTTGGATACCTTGATCTGCCAAAAGATATGAAAGTCTTTAGTCCGGAACCTGAAGGAAGAGTTAAATTGGATTTTTTACCTTATGAAGTAACTGATCCAAAACATCCAGATCGGGATCCTGAGTCGGATATAGCAGTACCAGGAACTCTGTGGTACAAACGTCCTTTTAGAACTCACCGTAATATAGGTGTAGAACAAGACACTGTTGTTTGTCTTACTTCGATTGGTAAAAAATGTCCAATTTGTGAATATCGGACAAAACTTGCCAATGAGAAAGCAGAGAAAGAAGTTATTGATGCTTTAAAACCATCACTCAGGAACTTATATATTGTTGTTCCTTTGAATAGCAAGAAGTTTGAGGTTGAGATTCATGTCTTTGATATCAGTCAGGCTATGTTCCAGAAACAGTTAAATGCTGATTTGAAAGAACGAGAAGAAAACAGAAGGTTTCCTGATTTAGAAGAAGGAAAAACATTGGATATCAGATTTGAATCAACTACTTTTGGTGGAAGTAAACCTTTCCCCAAATGCAATAGAATTGATTTTGATGAAAGGAAAGAAACATATGACGAAAGCATTTTGGAACAGGTTCCTAACCTGGATAAAATATTAAAGATCTTGAGTTATGAAGAGCTTTCAGCTAAATTCTTTGAGATGGATTCTGACGACGATGGTGGTAAATTAAAATCTACTGACAGAGATGAAAAAGAGGACAAGGATGAAAAAGATGAAAAAACAGATCGTAAAAAGAATCCTTTAGCTTCCAAGAAAGTAGAAAAAGAAAAAGAACCTGAAAAGGAGAAAGAAAAAGAAAAGGAAAAAGAACCAAATGGTCCAACCTGGGAAGATCTTCAAGCATTATCAGGGAGAAAATTAACCCGGTTCTGTGATGACAATAAACTCAAGCTCGATCCTGACAAATATGAAGAGGATGATGATTTAAGGAAAGCTATTGCAAAAGAACTTGATATTGATATGCCTGAAGAGAAAAAACACAGGCGTACATCAGCAGAGAAAGAACAAGAGAAAGAAACAAAGGGAACTAATAAAGAACCGGCTGCTGATTCTGATGAAAAGTGTCCTTCCGGTCATGTTTTTGGAAAAGATACATCTAAATTCAAAGAGTGTGACGATTGTCCATTATGGGATGATTGTGACGAAGCAAACTTAAAGAGTAAAAAATAAGACTTATGTCCATTTTAAAAACTCAAAAGAAAGAAACGATGAAATTCCTGGGGGTATTTTTGCCCCCATGGCTTCATCAATATCTCACAATATATACTTTAGCAAAAGGCATAACTAAAGCTACTATTATACGATATTTGATTGAAGACTGGGGGAATCATCAAATGACTATTGATACTGAAGAATCACTTATCCAAGAAATTATACAAAAAGTTAAATTGGAATGGAAATTAGAAAAACATGTATCTTCATCTCACGACTTATTTTTGTATAAAAAGAAATTGGAAAAAGAATTGACTAATAAAAATGTTGAAAAAAAATATATTGATAAAATTCTAAACGAGATCGAGTGATGCAAGGAATAGGTCAGAATATTCGAAGAGAAACAAAAGAGGAACAAGAAGCTGAAAAAGCAGCAACAGGAATGGTCAGGACAAAGAAACCTGAAACTCCACTGAGTGAACAATTGAAACGGAGAATTTTAGGAACAAAAGAAACAGAGAAAAAACTTGAATATGATGGAGATTTTGGGACAATCATTAGTACCGGTTCTACATTACTTGACTTGGCTATATCAGGAGGACGAGTACGTGGTGGAGGGGTTCCAGGGGGTATACTGGTAGAAATATTTGGACCAAGTGGATCAGGTAAAACTGTCTTACTTGCCGAAATGGCAGGAGCAGTCCAACGACAAGAAGGTGAAATAAAATTTGCTGATCCTGAAGCTCGATTGGATCGTCAATTTGCTAAAATATTTGATCTCCAACTTAAAAATGAAGATTATTCTCGTCCTGATACTGTTCCAGAATTATTTGCCCCGGTTCGTACCTGGAAACCAAAGTCCCTAAAAGTTATTAATGGTATCTTTGGTGATTCTCTTGCTGCCCTTTCTACTGAAATGGAAATGGAAAAAGATGCAGGAGATAAAATGGGAATGCGTCGGGCAAAAGAATTTTCAGAAGAGTGTCGTAAAACTTGTCGTATCCTGGCTCAAAATAATTATCTAATGGTTTGTTCAAATCAAGTCCGGGAAAACATTGGAGCTACAGAATATCAACCAAAATACAATAGTCCCGGTGGTATGGCTATTGGTTTTTATGCTAGTTTAAGATTACGTACTTCAAATCCTGTTAAGATTAAAAAATGCTTAGCAAAAGAAAAAGATGATAAAGATGAGGATGACGAAGAATCAAAAAAGAAAGCAAAGAATTCAGAACGCGTCGTTGGAGTAAGAACAGAAATTGAAGTATTCAAATCTTCTATATGGGAACCATTTCATACTGCACCCCTTACCATTTTATTCAGATATGGAATAGATGACATTCGTGAGAATTTACGATATATCAAGGAGAACACAAAAAATACAGTTTTTGCCCTTAATGGCAATACATTATCCAAATCCCTGGATGAAGCCATAGATATGATTGAAAAAGATGGCAAGGAAGAGGAATTACGAGATCAGGTTATTGATCTATGGGAAGAAATTGAAAAGAAATTTGATTTAGGAAGGAAACCAAAAAGATGACAAAAGAAGAACACAAACAAAGGCATATTGAGCTTCACAAAAAGCTTGATGAATTAGTAGCTGATTATATTATGCATACTGACAAAATGATTACAAATACTACTCTTCAACAATTAATAGAGTGATCACATGCACAAACCAAAGAACCAACTGAAGAGAATTAACATGGAACGTAAAAACCCACCGGCAAAATTAAAAATATTAGCACTTGATCCAGCTACTCATTGTGGTTATGCTATATCCAAAGCTTTATATGGTGTCTGGAATCTAACTCCAAAACGAGATGAAAGTATAGGAATGAGATTGATTCGTTTTCGTGCTAAAATGAACGAAATTTTACAATCAGAACAAATAAATTTAGTTGTCTTTGAACGTCCCGGTGGTCAAAACTCCGGAGCACTCATTGTCCAGTCAGAAATACAAGGACAAATAAAAGTAATTTGTGAAGATCATAATATAAACTATCGTGGCTATTCCAGTCAGGAAATTAAAAAGTTTGCTACCGGTAAAGGTAATTCAGCAAAACCCAAAATGATTGCTGCTGCTAAAGAAAAATTAAATTATACAGGTGACAACGACAACGAAGCAGATGCTTTATGGTTATTAGAACTTGCTCAAAGTGAATATAAATGATTAAATCACTGGAAATACAAAACATACAATCTCACGAAGATACTAAGCTTGATTTTCACCCCGGTGTCAACGTGATTATAGGCTCATCAGATTCAGGAAAGACAACAATTATTCGTAGTTTACGTAAATTAGTTTGGAATAGACCTTCAGGAAATGCACTGCATTCTAATTGGAAAGATGCAGGAAATTCAGCTATCAAACTTGCAACCAATGAAGGTGCTGTTGTTTGGTCTAAAGATAAAATTGATAAATATGAATTAACTATTCCAGGGCAAAAAACATTGGAATTTACAGCATTTGCTACGACAGTTCCACAAGAGATAAGTAATTTTCTTAATATTGATGAAGTAAATTTACAAAATCAACTGGATGCTCCCTTTCTACTAAGTGAAACACCCGGAGTAGTAGCTTCTTATCTTAATAAAGTAGCTCGATTGGATCAGATTGATATTGGTATTAGTAATATTAATAAATGGATTACCGGAATAAAAGATCTGCTTAATTATAAAAAAGGACAACTTGCATCTGAACAAGTCAAATTAGAAAAATTTAATTACTTGACTGATTTTGAAGCTGATGTAAAAACCCTGGAAGGACTTGAAAAAGAGTCAGATAATATACAAGCTAAATATGATCAGCTTAGTAAATTACTTCAAAACATTAAATCCCTGGATAAACGTATAGAAGAAGAGCAACAAATTTTAAAGGCTGAACCTTTGGTTGACGAAATTCTCCGTTTAATAAAAGAAAGAAAAGAAGTACAAACTAAACATGACAAGTTGTGTAAACTCTTGAATGATATTGATGTCATACAAGAGCAATTGGACAGTTACAATAATATTCTTATTGCTGAACCTATCGTTATAGAGTTATTGACTCTTTATAAAAGTAGAGATGCTATTGAAGCTGATCGAAGCAAATTAACTAGATTGGTACAAGATATAAAACAAAATCAATTACAGTTAACACAAACTCAAAAGAAATATGACAAACTACATCAGGAATTTGAAGATGAATTTCCAGATGTGTGCCCGTTGTGTGGGAAATTGAAATAATTTTGTATAATATAATATGGAAAGAAGAAAACAAGATAAAATACCTGACCTAATTTTAACCGCTGATTGGCACCTTCGTGAAGATATCCCCGTATGCAGAACTGATGATTATGAAACAGCACAGTGGAGAAAAGTAGATTTTGTTTCCAGTCTACAAAAGAAATATGATTGTGTTGTTCTACATGCGGGGGATCTTTATGACCATTGGAAACCTTCTCCGGAGCTATTAACAAAAACATTATTACATCTCCCAAATAGATTTTATACTATTTATGGACAACATGATCTTCCACAACATAATTTAGAATTAGTCCATAAATGTGGTATAAATGTCTTGGAAGCAGCTGGAAGATTGACAGTTCTTCCCGGATTACACTGGGGACAAAAGAATCCTGATTCCGGTAGTTTAACCATCAAAGGAAGGAAGATACTCGTTTGGCACATTATGAATTACCAGGGCAGATTGCCCTATCCAGAATGTCCCGCACCAATCTCTGCAGCATTACTTAGAAATAACCCTAAATTTGATTTGATTTTAACGGGAGATAATCATAAAACTTTTACCGAAGAATTTGAAGGTCATCGTTTGGTCAATCCAGGTGCTATAATGAGAATGGAAGCTGATGAGTTTATACACCACCCTTGTGTATTCCTTTGGTATGCAGAAGATAATTCTATTGAACAAATCTTTTTACCATTTGAACCAGATGTCATTAGTCGGGAGCATATAGAAGCTAAGGAACAAAGAGATGCTCGTATTGAAGCTTTTGTAAGTTCTTTGGATAGTGATTTTCAAGCAGCTGTATCTTTTAAACATAATTTAATAATATTTGAAAATCTCAATAAAATACGAAAATCTATAATGGATATCGTATATCAAAGTATAGAACCAATAAAATAAAGAACATGAGTACAAGATCAGAATTACAAATATTGGTTAGTTCCACCAATAAAGTTTTAAAAGACAAAGTACAAACAATGGGGCATATTGAGCTATTGAGAAATGTTCATCCAATGTTTCGATCTGATTATGCTTTTAAATTATTAAAAGAGAAAGAAATAAGTAAAGCAGAAGCTTTAGAATTTATAAAAATGCCATGACACCAATAGAAATTTTACAGGAACAACTTTATAAATATGAAAAGGCTCTGAAAAAATCTGAGGAAGCTTTACAGAAAGGGCAAATTACTCCAGAGCTTCATCGTATACATCGAATAAATAATGAACCAAACATCAGCGAATTTAAACGTGCAATTGCAATATTAACAGCTATGGAACTATGAAAACAGAACAACAATTGCTTGCTATTAAAAAAGAGATGGACGAAACTAAACCATTAATTTCAGAATTGACCGGACAGCAGAAAGAATTACTAAAACAACTAAAAGAAGAATGGACTTGCAAAGATACTGAACAAGGAGATCAGGAAATCAATAAATTACTTAATCGACGTAAGGAGATAGATCAGCAGATTGAAGATAAGAGTAAAGAGCTGGAGGAAAAGTATGATGTCTGATCCAAAAAAAGAACAGGAATATGATTATATGAAGAAAGTCCGAATTGTTTTTGAACTTATTGGAGATGGTAAAGATACGACTAGTCTTTTAAAAGCAAAACCAGTCATACAAGATATTGCTGAGCATGTAATGAAAACTGACTTGTTTAAATTTGGACAAGACAAATATAATGCTTTTATAATAGAGTTTAAAAAGAATGTACCAAAAGAAGATCGGGTATTGGGAGCTTGGATTGATTTTCTTAGTAAATCAGCAAAAGCTCCTACAAAGGTTCATTTACGTGGTGTTGTCATTTTTTGCATTCCTGTCTTAAATGAAATGATGAAAGAATATGAATAATGCTTTCGAATTCCGGCAAAAGTTAGAAAAACAAAAAGGTCAACGTGATCAGATTGTCAAAACTATAGCAGAGGTTAATCAAGAAATTGAAGATCAGGAACGTTCTCTTCGAAGACATGAATCTGCCAGGGAAATTATTCGTACAGTAGGACAAAAAACTCAGGAGCAATTACAATACCATATATCTGATATTACGACTCTTGCTATGGAAGCTGTTTTTAAAAAATCTGCTATTCATGATAAAGCCGGAAAAGAGATTTCTCCAAAAATTGATGCGTATCAAATAGCAATTGAATTTGTCCCACGCAGAAATAAAACAGAATGTGATATATTATTTATTAGAGATGGACAAAAGATTGATCCTATATCAGCCTCTGGTGGTGGAACAGTCGATATGGCTTCGTTTGCTTTAAGAGTAGCCATGTGGAGTATGTCTCGTCCTCATTCCAGAAATGTAATTATTTTGGATGAACCTCTAAGATTTCTCAGTGCTGATAATCAAGAAAAAGCATCTGCTATGATTAAAGAACTTTCCCAAAAGTTAGGTCTTCAGTTTATTATTGTAACGCATGAACAAGTCTTGACTAAATATGCTGATCGTATTTTTGAAGTAAAAATTAGAAAAGGAATATCTAAAGTAACACAATCATGAAAAAGAAAGATGCTGATAGTTTATCTATTCATATTTGTTTATGGATAATAATAATGTTACTTGCTGGAATTTGTGGTAGATTAAAAGGTCAAAACCTTGATATTAATCTCCTTAGATCGATCAATACTCCACATGAATTACGATTCGATGGCACTTTTCGGACTATTTCAAATTCTGATTATTTTGTAGTTGTTGCTATCCCCCTCACATTATTTATTTGTGGGGAAATCAATACCAATGCTAAAACAGTAAACAATGGCTGTATCCTTATCATGTCAACAGCAGCTACATTTGCTCTAACAGAAATAACTAAAGATATTGTAAAACGACAACGACCTTTTGTTACTTATAAAGATATATTGAACAAATCCAGGGTAGCTACTTTGGATCCTTCATTTCCTTCTGGTCATACATCCAGTGCTTTTAATACTGCCACGTTTGTAAGTCTGTCTTATCCTAAGTGGTATATTATTGCTCCATCTTTTGTTTATGCTGGAGCTGTAGCTTATTCCCGAATGTATCTTGGTGTTCATTACCCATCAGACGTACTTGCAGGAGCAGCACTTGGTGCAGGAACAGCATGGCTAACATATTATATTAATAAAAAACTAAATAAGAAATCATGAAAAAACAAATTTGTATTACATTCGTATTATTTCTGTTATCCATACAGATTTTTGCTCAGGGTTTACCCTGTCCTCCTTGCCAAACCAAGATAGTGAAACCACTACCCAGACCGATCCTTAAAAAAGTACCAACATTAACTGAGGAACAATCTCCTTGTTATCAGGATTCTATTGTAATAAATAATTATATCACTACAAACGTTCCCCCTGTTGGTACCTCCCCAATAAAAATAGAATCTAATAATGTTAATGAAAGTATTGATAAAAAAACTCTAGCTGTTTTGAACCTGATTTTAATACCAAATATGTATCGGACAAGAGGTACAATAAAAATAGTTTCTGGTTTGGGATTACAAGCAATGGCCGCAGGATTAATAGCTTATGCCAATATAAATAGCTATCATTTCACTACAGTAACCACAACTCAATTAATTCCTTATACGTATCCAGAATATAAATTGAATATTGTTTCAACTGTAGTTAATACTTCAACCAAGTGTTCCCCAGCACCAACTCCTCCTCCACCAGTTGTTCCCATATCAACTGATAATACAAATACAAGCACCAGTTCTTCAACCAGTTCATCTACAGCAACGGCTACTGCTCCAACAACTATCAATACTACAACTACTGTAAGCACTCCTGTGACCGTTAGTGTAACTCTACCAATAATCAATAATAACATCAATATAACAGTACCTACATATACTCTGACTTCCACTATAAAAACAGGCACAATTTCTTTTGCTCAGACTCATCAAGAGGCTATCGTTCATCGCAAGAATCGTACAGGCTATTATATTGGAGCAGGAGCACTGGGGATAATTGGAGGTGTCCTAGAGGTATGTGGTATAATTGATTTCCATCATGCCAATGTATACATTAGTGAAAATACTATCGGGGTTGCTATAAAATTCTAATAATTAATATGGATCAAATAAGAGCTGTCAGGAAAATGATCCTACAAGCCAAACGAGATGGCTATATACCTCTGGATGTATATAGCCATCTTTGGCATTATTTTAAACTGATGTATGTTGCAGGATGGGATGGTCATACTCTCAATGAAGCTAATGGCTGTCAAAAACCAGTCATTCAACTTGATAAAGACAGGAAAAAAATAGGTGATTATCCTAGTGCTGCTGATGCTGGTCGGAAATTAGACATACCAAAAAGCACTTTATTATCAGCTATAAAAAAAGGAAATAAGACCCGGCAAGGACATTATTGGAAATATAAAGATGAGATCACTGAAAAAAATTCTCATAAAACGTTGACGGAAAAATTCTAGTAACTTTATCAAACGAATGTTCGACAATTTGATCATTTATCTCAATTAAAACTTTCTTCTCTTTAATGATACATTCTTTAATTCTTCCTATCTCTACTTGATCATTCTCATAAAAACGAACACTAGATCCAACCATAAAATAATGGAAAGCATCCCAAAATCCTTTCACCTGAGTTTGATATTCATCTCGGTAACAAAAATTGGGTAATCCATCTTTACCAAAAAATCTTTGTAAATATTTTTCTTGTTGTCCAGCATTATTAAAAATACTAGGCAGACAGTTTTCTAAAGCAATCTGATCAATCTTTACTTTTTTACTTTTACAAATATCTGTAAATTTCTTCTTATCAAATGGACGAGAATAAATTAAAGATCTAAATTTATAAGAGATGTATTCCAATTGCAATCTCGTATAGAAATCACTTATCGGAATTATTCTGGTTTTTGGAAGTTGTGATGTCATTTGATTTATATATAATGCACTTTGAATGTTGATTTCATTTCTCTCAAGTCAGTAACAGCAAAGAATGTAGACATTGCACCATCATCATGATCAGATGATGATTCTAATCGTCCAGTGTCTTCATGGAATGTTACACTATTAAACTCCCCACACAACCAATCAAAGGTATTTCGACTTTCTTCGTTTCCGTAAGGTATTTTTATTTCACCACGTTCAAACATTGCGGAAAGACTGGGCAAACCTTCATATAAGTCTTTTTTCAAATTGGATTCTGTAATAAAACTTTCAATATTATGCACACCACGTTCTTTTACTAATTCTATCATCACACTCTGAAAACCATTTCCTTCTGCTATTATCTTATTGGGTTGGAATCTACTATTGAGTGCAATTATCTGAGATACTTGTTCTCCATGTGGCATGCCTTTCTTACGAAAGATGTGAATAAGATAATATTTTTTATCTATTCCACGTCCCCAAATGGAAAAAACACTATAGTCAGCACTAACAGCCCCAGATATTGCAAAATCACAACCCATAACAACCCGTTCCATCTTTACAGGAAATGACTCGATGTTGTTTGTTAAAGTGATTTTATCCATACCAATTTTAGCCCTATTCAAATATTCCCATGGAAACAAAGAAGAATAATCTGAAATTGGTTTTACTAAATGTTCCCTGGTAAACACAATAGAGCCTTGTGACTCTTTTAATTCCATTAATTTTTTAAAGTCATATCGGTCCGGAGCAAGGATTCTTCCATCAGGATAAATTCCCGGATAGATAAATGTCTTAAAGTTTGGATCTTTTCTTATTCTTGCATAAAGGTCTTTCTCATGAAATGGTGTACCGGATACAATTAAAAAACCACCAGGCTCTACAATATTTACAATTTCTGCGTAAAAAACTTCTTCAAATTTATCTCGTTGATCTTTAGAATATAAACACGATTTATCAAGAAAGTCATCAACGATACAATTACCAATATGCAATCCTCTAATAAATGATCCTTTAGATCTCAGAAGTATTGTAGCCCCATTTTTAGTTCGAATCTGTTCTTTTGCTAAATCATTCCTATTGTCTGGGAGGAGAACATCATGTAGAAAATCATTTGTTCGAATTTCCTCAACAATCTTCTCTAAGTGAAGAATCCCCAGCTTACTTTCATTCGTAATTATAACTGTTTCTTTACAATTACGATTTTGTCTCGTATCTATATATTGGAAAGCTGGACGACGATAACTCCATGAACGCCACAATGGAAAAGCAAAACACCATTCATAACTTTTGCCACTACCCCTTTCACATTGAAAACTACTAAAAGGATAAAGTTGTGTTAAATTTCCCCATTCTATATTTCTCCATCCCATTTCAAACCTGGGCAGCATTGTTGTTTTAAAGTAATTAAATGAGTTTATTTTCATTGTCTCATCAAATACTCTTTCCAAGTTTGGTAAATAATCAACAGTCTCTGGATCAATAATTTTTGTATCTACATGAATAAGCTTATGTGTTTCTTGTAATAAGCTTTCAAATAATTTATCAAGATCATTATCATAGCCTCCTAATAATTCTTTTAAAGCAGCTGGAGTGAGATTCTGTATAATTTGATCAACATAACTATAAAGATCCCTACGTTCACTTTTAGTCAGAGGTCTATCTGTTATATTTGCTGAAGGTATCATTCTCGTTTGTTAATAAAATGAATGCCCGGGAAGTTCTCCATATAAGTATCCAAAGCTTCAAAATCCCGATCACGTTGTTCTATATCAGTATAACTTATTATTTTATTTGATGTAGAATTTACTATATTTGTTGTTTCTGGAAGAGCATTAATAATAATTTTATATTCTTCCCGGACAAGTACAAAATTATATTCATCTTGTTTTTCATAAGAGGTGATACGAGAGAGCTCCAATCGAAAATTCTTAAAAAAGATAAAATTACGTCTGAAAAGAAGATCTAATCCTGATTTCTTTGGTTTTTTATCGATTACATCCTCTTTCCCAAGTTCTCCATCAGCCGGGTGGTCAATATTCCATTGTTTCAAAACATTCCGGATTTCACTATCTTTTAGATATTTATATTGATCTAGAAAAAGGGTAATTTCTATAAACTCTAATTTCTTAAGAATATCTATAATTTCTCCAATAATTTCCGCATCAATTGCATTTATTGGATGAATTAACTGAGAATTTAATTCTTTTGGATATCGCTCTGCTGCAGATTGCAAAAATTTATTCATGTTGTAATCTCCTCTTCAATGTATTTACCTTTATTTTTCAAAATAGCCACAACATTAGTAATATTACTTTTAACAGATAGTTCATGTATAGGAAGCATTTTGTATTCTTTTTCAAGTTGTCTAAATAAAGCAAGGGCTTCATAATACAAACCTATCCACCAAGCTACTACAGCTCTCTCATATAGAAACCCATACTTTCCTGGATATTGAACGTCTGTTAATAAAGGAAGATGTTCAATTTTTTTCTTTGCAACAGACTCTCCAATAAAAGACCAAGTATATGCTTCGTGCCAGTTCTTCCAAACTTCATACGATCTTGTCATTAAAAAATAAGCCTCTGGACGATCAGGACACATTGATACAGCTCTGAGTAATGCTCCTTTTTGTGGAGCTGTCCTATTACCTTGTATTTCTAAACAAATAGCAATTCTTAAAAATGCCTCATAACTAAGAAAGATATCACTTCCGTATTCAGCTGTACGAATATAAAAACTTATAGCTGCAGCAAATTGTCGTTGTTCTTCATAGCATCCAGCTAAAGTGAAATTGATACGTTGATTTCTTGGATCTTGAACGTAATCGTTTAAAGCCTTCTCTAATTTAATCATACAATATTCTTATTACAAATTTTACACAAGGGGATATCAAAATCTAATGCTTTATGTTTATCACGCATCCATTGATTACTTTCCCATATTTCTTTAACAGATTGTTTATTTACATTTCCTAATATTACACTAGCATCACTATCCATACAACAGAGATTCACCCGACCATCCCAATATACAGTCATTTCAGAAAGTATGCGATCACAAGGAATCTTAATGCCAGTCATACTAGATGGACGTTTTCCTACCCAGTTTGTATATTTAGCAATGAATACTCTATTGCCTTCCCATGTTGCCAAAAATTGATCTATGCCTGGATGATTGATAGCCGTATCAAGCATGTATATTTGATAAGGAATCTTAGCTATTGAGATGAAATAATCAATATTTCTTTTTACTAAGTCGTATGATAGACGTATCTGCGATTCATAACTTGTTCGATCATATCCATGCATTGAAAATATTAAATCAGTAATATTTGTATATGTATTTATCTTCTCAGCTTTCTCCTTAGTAAGAGTAGATGCATTTGTATATAAAGTAAAATTAATACCCTGAACACTTAAATAATCCAACCATTCAAAAAGTCTGGGAAACATAAAAGGCTCACCATTAAGAAAGGGACTTATTATCTTAACTCCCATCCTCATAGCATCGTTCACTATCTTATAAAATAATGCATCAGTCATCTCCCCTTCAGGTCTTGTCATATCAAACCGTGGACAAAAGACACAATGTCCGTTGCAGGCAGTAGAGCTTTCAATTTGGATTGATTGCAGGTTATCCATTATTTATTTCTAAAATAAAGGAAATACAAAAGTACCATCACTGCTCCCCATATAACAAAAGCTAATAATAGAGCTTGCCAAAATTTTAATTCTTTTTTCATAATCTTTTACCGTTTTCACAATATTGACAAAAATTAAATGGCGTGTCTTTATCAGGAATTATATCAACGTATTCCTGAGTTAATATATTACCCACAATATGCTTTAATTCATAATCCTGACAACAAACTGAAACATCCCCATTCGGTAACATGACTGTATGATGATATCCTTCAGGACTATTACATGATATAACACCCTCTCCATTATCAACAGCCAAATACATATCTCGTAAACTAGCAAGCCGGGGCTTCAACAGTTCTTCCTTTTGAAGATTACCAGCCCGACTATACATCTTAGCTCCTTGAACCAGTGGAAATATATCTTTAATAACGTCTGGCAAAGTTCCCATTGATACTACTCGTAAATGAGCTATATTGCTGTCTCTTATATATTCTAATACTTCAATATATTTCTTTGTAATAGGATGATTAGCATAACCCTCTTTGTCTGGAAGATGAAGAGTAAACCCCCGATCAATACCAGTAGCAAATGGAATAGTCTTGATCAAATCAACATCCTTCTTATTCATTCCTATTGCAGTGGTAAAAATAGAAATTACATGACCCTTAGATTGAGCATATAAAACCATTTCAGTACAAGCCGGATTAAGCCAAGGTTCAGAGAATCCAGCAAAAATAACACCTATGTCCTGCGGAAGTTTATCTATTGCTATTTTAAAGTTCTCCAATGATAAAAACTTATCTCCTGTATAACTATTAATAAGGGTCATTTGTGGACAAAAAACACAATTAATTACACACCCTGTATTTAATATGTTTGTGGTTATTTCAAAAATAGGATCACATACAATTTTCCAACTTTCAAACAAGGGTGTAAAATCTTTTATTGTAAATTTAGCCCCATTATCCTTCCAAAAATTGGTGATTTGATTATAAGACTCTTCGTGCATCGGAGAATGTTTTAAATTTCCTTCTCCTGGAAATGTAGTCTCTGTATTTGGTATATCTTCGACAAACAGTGGAATTGAATAAACCTTACCTAAAGCAAAAAGAATATTTTCAGGAACAGGAAAACTATCACACTCAAGAGTAAAATACTCACCTAAAGAATCTACTTTTATATACTTATCAAATAGTTTTTCTGCGTACTCTCTTTTTATAATATACGCAGCATTACAATAATCATTCTTCTCCCTAACTTTTAATTTATGAGTTGTCCATCCATCCCTTACCTGAATCAATTGTACACATTCCCAATCCTGGGGAAGCCGATTTATAAATTGTTTCCATGTAAAATTCCAATATTGAACTGTCTCCAAGGAAAGGTCATCTTCACAGATAAAACCATAATCTTCTGTTGTGTTATCATACCACGCTTTAATGGTCAGTAAATTTGACATGTTACTACCCTTAGCATGAAAATTGACTTTATTTATATTCTTTCCTTGTATTCGATATGATAAATCTTCTGTATATCTATCATATAGACAGAAATTAATCACTTTATAGTATTTATTGAAATGCCCCGCTATGTTTTCTCTACGTTTCTTACTTTCCTGAAGACTTAAACAATAAACAGAAGGTAATCCATCAAGTTTATTTTCGTGTTTTACTTTATAAATCCAACACATTTCAGAAACAGTAAACCCTTTTATTAATTCGTTTACTGCATCATAAACTCCAACGTTGTATGCTTTGTCTACATGATAATCATGTCCAGCTAATACTCCTCCATCTTTTACTTTTGGTAACCAAGCAATAATATCAGCCTTTACATCTTTATATTCATGAGAAGCATCGATAAATACAAAATCTAAACTTTTATCTGAAAATGTAGTAGCCGCATCCACTGATGATCTTCGTATAGGTATATAATGTTCCCACAATGATGCCATATTACTAGCAAACAGATTCCATTCAATTTCATTTTCCCATTTATCTACACAATAGAAATCAATCTTTTTTTCTGAATTTGCTATTTCAGTAGCCATATAAGCAGCTGATTTACCTTTCCAGCAACCAACCTCTACAAACTTACTACCGGAAGGGAATTGTTTAACCATATCCTTATATAACTTAGGATAGGTGAACCAATCTTCTCCGAATTGAGCTCCCTGGTAAATATGGGGTAATAGGCCCTTTTTGATATTATTTAAGCCTACAATATCATCAATAATTTTCTCTGGTACTTGTAATAAAAATGCGGCGTTATCCTGAAAACCAAAAGATATTAGCATATCACCTTTGTAAAAACACAATCCACAAGCAAATTCAATATTGCCATCCATAAAAGAAAACAGATCGCTTGTATGAACAATAGTCCAATTCTTATCCCAGACTACGAAACGATGTCTATATGTTCCGTCCTTCTGATTTAAAAGGTTATTAAACAAATCAACTTCATGAACTAAGGCAATATAATAGTCTTTGTATGAAACGACCTGTGAACCTCCCCGTGGTTTAATATCTTCAATACTATCTACTGCTTTAAAAACAGTGGTTGTTGTTTTTTCAATAGGATCATATTTTACAACCTCCGTAGGATTAGCCCATTTAACCCAATGATATGGTATATCTAAAATAGGTATCCAATTCTTCTCACAATAAGATTTTTGCTCTTCAGGCATGGGAATGCGCTGGCGAGTTATTTCTGTGCATTCAAAATCAGTAAGAATAACTTCAGATAATTCCATTCGTCCTTCACCATTTGGTGTGGTGTCACGTCTCACTCCAGATAAGAATAACTTATTGTCCCACCGAAATAGCCGGGCATCTTCCAGACCGTGAAATTCCCACAGAGGATTAGCACTGTCAAGTTTTTCAGTTTTTACAAAGAAAGATTCTTTTAAAGTCAAATCTTTGTTAAGAGTACAAAGGAAGTTCTTTGTTACAAGACGTACATCATTCTCAGGATTAAAATACACCAATGGTCCATAAATGCTATTATATAGCTGTTTATTTTCGTTGTGCCATAAAGTATAATTGGTATGTCTTACATTGACTAAAAGCCTCCCGTTATCATTGAAAACGGAAGCATTCATAAGACCAGTTCCAAATGTGCCTTCGGGGAAAAAAACTAAAGGGATTAGCTTACCACCAGCATCGACAATTTTCTTTGATAGATTATTAACAAACATATTTTATTATATTATACAAATTTATTTCTTTAAAAATAAGTATTTATTTTTAAATTTATTAAAAAGACTGAATCAGATTCCATTTACTATTATAGTAAGCGTATGTGGGACGAGCTATAAATGAAGAAGGGTCATTATCTTTTAAGGGACGAGGAACCCATAAACCTCCTTCGTTAATATACATAACCCCATCATACGTATATGCTGAAAAAGGATAGGATAAACCCAAACCACCATTATACAAAGCTGTTATTTCATCCGTTGTTATAGCTCTACTCCAATATCCTACTTCATCAATGATTCCAGGGAAAGCCTCACTAGATGGATCTCCTCCAATGTATTGTGTATTAGTTACAGTAGCATCCCCCCCAACAGAACTTGAACCAAGTAGAGTACCGTTTCTATAAAATGAAACAGTTCCACCTGACTTTACCATTGTTAACATATACCAAGTAGATGCCACATATGTAGTCACAGTTCCATCATTAAAAGCGACACCTGTAACATAATATCTTAAGTCATATTGGTTAGTACCTTGATCAACTGGAAAATAAAAGCCTGGTGCTATATTACTACCGAATAAATTAGCAATTGCAGTTAAGTGAGCAGTAGTCATATATATCCACATATTTATAGAAAGACTACCTCCTGAAGTATTAGTGAAATTGGCTGCATTAGGTAAAGTTGCATATTGTGCAACACCAGCAAAACTAACACCATGATTTATGATGCCTGCTGCTCCGTAGCCTCCTGTAAAAGTTACTATGGTATTGTTACTAGTAGAATCTACCAGATTACCTGAGGCTTCATCCATTTTATAATATGCAACTAAACTATTTATGAGTGCCATTACTGGATCAAATTATTCTTTTTTAAAACTTTCAGAACAGCATTAATTTTTTCTGCGTGCTCACTAATAGTTTTTGTATGCTCATTAACAGCATTGATTAATGACATTACTACTGGAGTTAAATCATAATGCAAAATATCAGTATCTTCAATATCAGAAGGATTTAATTTACCCTTAAGTCTAAAAATAGCTTGAGGAATAACATTTTCAAGGTAATTTGCTACTAACCCAATATTATCCTTTCCACAATCGTCAGTCCCCCCCAAACCATTATATTGAAAAATAACAGGATTTATTCCTTGAACAACTTGAGTCCCTCCTTCATACGATCTAATATTTTTCTTTAATCTAATATCAGATGTAGCACCTTGACGTCCTTGAATACCAGTTATTCCTTGGGTTCCTTG